GTCGTGGACTGCGACAGTCAGAAGGAAAAGAAAAAGCCATACTCTACGACATTGCAGATGATTTAAGATATAAGAAACATATGAATTTCACATTAAAACATTTTGTTGAACGAGTTAAGATTTATACAGAAGAGCAGTTCCCATTCAAAATATATAAAATAGGACTAAAAAAATGAATACGATAAAAATAGTTCGATTAAAGAATGGCGAAGATATTATTGGTCAAATTTGTGATTCAGCAAATGGAAATTATGATATTACTGAGCCTATGTCGGTATCGTTGGTACAAAAAGGTCATGAGAGTGGTTTAGTCATGTCACATTGGTTACCAGTTCAGCTTATTAAAAAGAATGAAATCAAAATTAATTCTCGTGATGTGCTTACAATATTTGAACCCAACGATGAATTTGCTGAATACTATACAAATACTGTCAAAAAGATTAATGATTTGTTGAAAGCTAAGAACTTGGCAGATTCAATGACAGATGAAGAAATTGAAGATATTATGGATGCACTAGAGGATGGTGATGGTCAAACACTACATTGATTTAAATATTAATCTCATAGGGGAACACCGAGGACTATACACTCTGTCAAGCCTTTTGTCAACAACTTTTACTGGTATATTTTATGGCTAAGCAAAAACATTACATTAATAACGAAGATTTTCTCAAAGCACTGGTTGATTACAAGACAGCTTGTAAACTGGCAAAGAAAGAAAAACGAACACCTCCAGCAATTCCAAATTATATTGGAGAGTGTTTTATGAAGATAGCAGAAGGTTTATCACATAAACCCAACTTCATAAACTATACCTATCGTGATGAAATGATGTCAGATGGTATTGAGAACTGCCTACAATACTTTGATAACTTTGATCCAGCCAAATCAAAGAATCCATTTGCTTACTTTACTCAAATCATCTATTTTGCCTTTTTACGGAGAATCTCTAAAGAGAAGAAACAACTGTATGTCAAGTATAAGGCTACAGAACAAATGGGTATACTAGATGAATTTGAACTGATGGAATTTGAAGATGGTACATCCAGACAGTTTGAATTATATGACAACATTGCCGAGTTCATTGAAACATATGAAGATGCAAGAAAGGTAAAAAAAGACATTGCAACGGCAAAGAAAATAAAAGGGCTTGAAAAGTTTTTAGGAGAATGATATAATGTATAAAGTAACTTATTATCCAACAGAAAAAAAAGATGTGGTATTTTCTAAATGGTTTAAAACACTTAAAGAATCAACAGAATTTACAGGCACCTTAAAGGTACCAGAAGCAGTGATTGAAATTAAATACTATGATCCAAATGATCCGAATCAACCACATCCACCTAATATGCCAATTTAAAGAATTAACTTTATTATGAAAATTGCGATTATAACTGACCAACATTTTGGTGCTCGTAACGATTCAATCCACTTTTTGGATTATTATGAAAGATTCTATTCTGGCACTTTCTTTCCAACTATTGAAGAACACGGTATCGATACTGTTCTTATTTTGGGTGATACATTTGACCGTAGAAAGTATGTAAACTTTTTTACACTCAAACGTGCACGGGAGATGTTCTTTGATAAGTTATATGCCAAAGGTATTCAAGTGCATATGTTGGCTGGAAACCATGATACTTATTTTAAAAATACCAATGATGTAAATTCGGTTGATTTGTTATTACAAGAGTATAGTAACATCAATGTAATATCAAGTCCAAAAACAATTTGGTTGGATAATGAAAAATATCCAATCTGCATGATTCCTTGGATTTGTCCTCAAAACCATAACGATGCCATTTTTGAGATGTCGGACACAGATGCACAAATTTGCATGGGACATTTTGAGATTGCCGGCTTTGCCATGTATCGTGGTATGCCAAGTCAGGATGGATTGAGTCGTGAATTATTCAGACGCTTTGATTTTACTTTTAGCGGTCACTATCATCATAGGAGTTCAGCTGATGGTATTCATTATCTTGGAAACCCGTATGAACTTACTTGGCAAGATTATAATGATACTAGAGGTTTTCATATTTTTGACCTTAGCAATCGGAGTCTTGATTTTGTAAAGAATCCAAATGTTATGTTCCACAAAATCACTTATGATGATAAAGTGGAATCAATCACCGAGATTACCAACAAAGATTTAAGCAAGTATACCAATACCTATGTTAAAGTGGTGGTAATCAACAAAACAAACCCTTATCTGTTTGACAAGATGATGAACAACCTGTATAATGTAAATCCTGTTGATGTTACCATTGCAGAAGATTTTACAGACTTGACAGAAGGTGTAGAAGATGATATGATAAATCAAGCAGAAGATACTATTACAATTATTAATAAGTTTGTAGATGGTATTCAAGAAGAACACATTGACAATGAAAAGTTGAAAACAGTAATGCGTGAATTATATGTTGAAGCATTGAACCAAGAACAGGCATGATTAAATTTGAAAAAGTCCGTTGGAAGAATTTTCTTTCAACAGGATTAAACTTTACTGAAATCAATCTAACCAAATCACCAAACACACTTATTATTGGCAACAATGGTGCAGGTAAGTCCACTATCTTGGACGCTTTGTGTTTTGGTCTCTTTGGTAAACCATTTCGTAAAATCAATAAACCACAGTTACCAAACTCTATTAATCAAGCGGACTGTATTGTTGAGATTGAATTTTCTATTGGTAAAAAACAATACAAAGTAATTCGTGGCATCAAACCAAATACATTTGAGGTGTATTGTAATGGTGTGATGGTTGACCAAGATGCCAAGGCCAAAGATTATCAAGAACACTTAGAGAAGTTTATTCTCAAATTAAATTATAAATCATTTACTCAAGTGGTGATACTTGGTTCTGCCTCATTTGTTCCGTTCATGCAGTTATCACCAGCAGACCGCAGAGCAATCATTGAGGACTTACTAGACATTCAAATCTTTTCATCCATGAATGGTGTGGTTAAAGAGAAGATGGCTGCCATCAAAGATACTTCTACCAAAAACAAATATGAAATGGATTTGACATCTGAAAAGATTAATTTTCAGAAACAGAGTATTGAAGAGCACCGAAAACATAATGATGCCGAGATTGAAAAGAAACAAAAAGATATTACTAATTCAGAAGAACAAGTCAAGAAGTTAAACAAAGACATTGAACTGATTCAGAAACACATTGATGTGTTGAATAGTAAGATATCGGATCAAATGGCCATGCAAAAAAAGAGTGGCAAACTGGTTCAATTAGAATCTAAACTGGAATCTCGTCTGAAAAAAATTGAGAAAGAAGTTGGATTCTATCATGATAATAGTGATTGTCCTACTTGCAAACAAAGTATTGAACAAGAATTTAGAGAACAACAAATTATCACATTGAATGGAACTAAAGTTGAAGTTAATGATGCACTAACAGGTATAGCAAAACAGATTGCTGAAACAAGTGATAGAATCGATGCCATACAAAAAATAATTCAACACATACAATCACACAACAATGAAATAGTCAAACATAACTCTACCATTATAGCCGTGAATAGTTTTATTGGTAAATTACAAAATGAAATTAATGAATTATCTAATCGTAAAGATAACCTAGAAGAAGAAAATGCCAAGTTAAAAGAACTTAAAACAGAACTGGCTGCATTAATTACCAAGCAAGAAGAACTGGCTAGTGAGAAACAATATTATGAATTTGCTGGCAACCTACTAAAAGATACTGGCATCAAGACCAAGATTATTCGTCAATATTTACCTATCATGAATAAATTGATTAATAAGTATTTGACTGCCATGGATTTCTTTGTAAACTTCAACATCAACGAATCATTTGAAGAAACAATCAAATCAAGGCACCGTGATGAGTTTAGCTATGCCAATTTCTCAGAAGGTGAGAAGATGCGTATTGACTTGGCACTATTGTTTACATGGCGACAGATTGCCAAATTAAAGAATTCTACCAATACTAATCTGTTAATTCTTGATGAAGTGTTTGATTCATCATTAGATGGTGTTGGTACAGAGGAGTTTTTGAAGTTGATTCATGAAATGGGTAATGACACAAACATCTTTGTCATATCCCATAAGGGTGACCAATTGTTTGATAAATTTAGGTCAATTATTAAATTCAAAAAAATTAATAATTTTAGTCAGGTGGAAAAATGAG